CATATTTTGCACGATCCTAACACCAGTGGGCCCACCATTTACCGGAGTTATACCCAATGCGACACCTTTGTATAAAGTATCAAATTTGGAGTTAGATATAGTTATTCCACGGCAAGCATCATTGATGTGGACCCCGTATGTGCAATTGGTGATCGTACATTTATCTAATGTGATAAGATTGGATATAATGGCATTTGTGCTCTTTACACGCACTGCAGCAACATCATCAGTTGCATTGTTTAAATCAGTGATTGATAAGTTGCCTTTAAGGGTTACGCTATCAAAATAACTCTCAGTGACATCTTCAAAATACACCAAATCTACATTAACTAACGATTCAATAGTTAAACTACTAATTTCAATGTTCCTCGGTGCTATTGAATTATTATTGCCTATATTAGCATCTACTTGGTGTTTGCTATCAGAGGTTCTTAATACGCAATCTACTGTATCTGCACCACTGTATCTGATAACTGTGCTATTCATACCTTCCCCCCATATTTTAGCATACGGTGGGATTTTAATGGTATCGGTGACTTTATAGACACCTGCTGGAAAATACAAACTACGTCTTGTCTCTGGGTTTACTTCCCTGCAAAACAGTTGGAAAAATGCACGATTAATAGCATTGGTATCATCGGCTTCACCATCACCAATCGCACCGAAGTCTTTAATACTAACGATATCATCAAACTTTGTTTGCATTGTCCTAGTAACAGGACTAGTAGTGGTAGCCCCAGTTCGCGCTACATATCCAGCTGATTCACCCTTAAAGGTATATGTTTTAGCTAATGCTAATATATCACTAAATTCAGTTAGCACCTGTGTATTGCCTAATGCTGGTGCACCATCCTCTAGTTTTCCATTACCGATATACAATCTTCGTTCATCTAATGCCCAACCCAATTCTGCACCAGATAGTTGTGGTAAATCTGTGTCCAATCCGTTGCGATGTGTAATCTTTGATATTTGTGTAATTGCCATATTGTTTTAATCCGTGTTATTTAAGTATTTATACTATTTCACGATGGGTTATTCACATAATATTCTTCAACCCTCTGCCACCAAATCTTCCTACACTTATCGAATTCTTTACTCTCCACTACCCATTCTTGATACTGGGGGTTCACATACACCCCTGGTGATGGATTATCAGGTTTTACACACATAATAATTACACCTCTATTAATATTAGTCTTGTATAATTCATTATGTGCTTCTGCATATGCGGTTAGTTGGATTTTATAATCGGCAACTCTGCTATCTGTTTTAGGTTTATTGGATTGTTTAAAATCCATAATAGCCGGGATACCTTTGTGTTCCCCTACTAGATCGGTTGCACCTGCATAGATATTTGGATAATACAAATCCACTTCCGCACCCCAATATTCGGTAATGTCTCCTAACCCCTTGTCTATAATTTCGGCAGCCATTATATGTGCTTCCTTGGCATAAGGGTTAGAACCTGCTTTCTTAATTTCACCATTTAATACATAACCTTCAAGATAGTTATGCATTCTGGTGCCACGATTGGCAGCTTCGTTGCATATAGCATCAGCTTTTGCTTTGCCTACTGCTTTTCGCCAACCATCCAATGCCTTTTTATCTTTCTCTGGCTTCGTGGTTGATAAGATTGTCGTTACCGATGGTAACTTACCGCTTGGTGTATCATACACGTGATCTGCCGTTCTTGAAATTGATTGGTATGGGTATTTATTTTCCGTTATTAATGTCATCTATATAGCATATCATTTTTTCGGATATGGATCAACCAATGAATGGAATTGCTGATCAACAACACACATTTTACACTGTGGGATAGGAGTATCCAATGCATTATAAAAATCATTATTATAGTCAGTATAATTTTCAATAGTTAACGGTTTATATTGGTTTAACAGGGCAATATCTTCATTTGGTATTTCTAGCAATCCTTGATCTATTAAGTCCAAATAATGCATAACATTGCCACATTTATATAATTTTCCTTTTATAAAATTGTATGTTTTAAATTCAACATAATGACATGCATCATGTGCATCCTGTGGATTATTATCAGATAAAGTCCATTTATCATCATGCGATATCAACGAGTTATTGAGAAAATCTGTTTCCGTTATAAGTGATAATCTGACCCCTCGATGTTTATTGCCAATTGGATCAACCCATTCACCGTTCCCCTTAATACCATCATGAAAATAATCAGATGGATATGGATGACCCTGTGTATTCCGTTCAAGGAGATGATACGGAGGGGTAAGATATTCATCTATAATATCATATATCTGTTGCCTAGCTAATTCATAATGAAGACTTATCTCAATTTCTATATTATTATCTTCTTGTGCTTGTTTTAACCCTTTCGCTCTGGCTAGATATGTGCCATTGGTTAATAACACAATCCTAGTATCCGGCCATAATTCACGTAACCCATACATCCATTGCGTAACCGTAGGGTTCATTAATGGTTCACCACCTATAATTACAATTTTGTCATCAAATGTAACTCGCTTACTCCATTCTTTGTATAAGTCTTTATAATCGTCCCAATGCTGATGTCCTTTAAATTTTAAATTATTAAATCGGTTACACCCATTGCATGTAAGATTACATACATTGGTAATATAAAATTCTGCTATATTAAGATGTTTCATTATACTTATTTAATATAAGCAATGATAGGTGTGATATTATTGTCTACGATCCATAGCACGATGTGCCATTTGATCTACTTGTTGTTCTGACTGCTCTGCGTCAGATGGAACACCCATGCTTTCAGGACCACTTGCTTCTATTTCCGTGGAAAACCGAATTTCACTAGCATCCATATCAGCAATTCCTGGGAATTGTCCCTGTTCAACCATTGACATCAGCATATCATCATTGATAGATATCCCCATATTACCTACCAACGAAATAAAAGAATCCACTGACATTTTACCACTAACGTTCTTATCATCAGACAATCCAATGATAACCTGGTTAATACTATTGATTACTTCCTCTGTGGATTCTTTTAGTATTTCGTTTATGAACATTATCTACGTTCACGACCAAGATCTTCAACATCTGAATCAAATTCCATATCGGCTTCTGGTGCAATGTCATCCAATCCTTCTAGATCCAATTCATCAGCCATTGGGTCAGCTTCCATTCCCATATCTGCTGGCATACCTACTTCCTCACCAGTAACAATCCCTACCGCACTTTCCATTTGTGATTTGGCATCCTTTAATTGATCAGCTAATGTTTGTAATGCTGTTGTCATAGTTTCAGAGAATTGGACTGATGATTCAATGCCCATCTCAGCTTTTACACTATCAGCTAATGATGGAATATCCTTGTATTGTACATCAACCATCTCTTCAATCATCTTTTGAATTCTGTCAACAATATCCTGTGCAGCTAAAACTACTTGTGCATTTTCAACATCGCCTTCCATTATAGCTCGTTTTGCACTACGCTTGTTCTCAACGATCTTTCGCATAAATTTAATTGCAGTGTATCGATTTTCAAGAACTTTGACCAAACCTTCTTTCACACCTGATTTTCTTAACTTTTTGCACTCTGTAGTAACATCTTCACCAGATGCTGACTTTTTAAGTGCATTACTGTATTCATCTGATTTACCTGGTACTATACTCATATTATCCTCTTTTGTTTTGTTTGATGCACCAAACGATCCGGCGCTCTCTTTTAGTTCACTTACCCTTATAGTCAATGCTTCAGCAAGCATTAGCATTCGTAAGTATGTCGGGTTGTTTTCACTTCTATGAAACTTCACCGATCCTTTGTATTCCTTGATGTTTTGTCTGATCTCAGATAACATTTTGTTACCACCCTTGAAATCAATGTTACTCACATCAATGTGTGATCCAAATTGGGATTCATACAACTTAAAATAATCAGTTGAGGTTGGTTTATGTGATAGACTTCGTAGTTTCATTAGCTAATCCTTTCGTTTTAATATATTTAGCTTTTTTAATATAATTCTGAAGTTCATGTTTTGCATCATTGTACCGCCGTATATCATGATGTAATTTTAATTCTATTATTGTTTTCTGTTCAGCACTTATACTAGATTTTAATATATCATTGTAATTTCGTATATCAAACCACCTATTCCCCAGTATTCTATCATAATATATAAGATGTTTCTGTAGCATATATTCATTTAATTTGTTAGCTACACACCACGACAATGCTGTTGATATATAGCCTACCGTTTCAATATATTCACCATCAGCGTATATTTCAAAGTTTCCATTGTTATCGGTCACATGATATATTCCGAATACAATATATGTATCACCAATCTTAACAACAGATGCTGACATCGTTTTTAATGTATCCCGTGATATATTATGCAATGTTCTACTTAACAGTTTAAAGTTAACATCCATTTATTCGTTACCTTGTGCAAAATATGTATTTCTTGACTCAGAACAATCAACATATGGGGATACATTATCCCCTTCCAATAAATTGACCATCATAGGCACATTATTGCAATCTGAATACAATAACCCAATCGGATCGTTGTCTGTCGCTAATGCATCGGTGGTTTCATACCCGAACTCGACCATCCATACCGGATGATTCGTTGTATAGTGTTTGCCAAATTCATAACGGTTTATATCATCATCAATTGAAATCGGCCCATCAATGTCCATTGGTTGTATTCGCAATGATAATAGTTGCAATAATGTCTCAAAATTTCGTTGTTGTCTTCTGGCAAATAACCATTTTTGTTCGGTATCAATCACATTGCCTGTGTTATCAGTATACAATAAATCTTTCTTAAAGTTTCTTATTACACCAGTACTGGTAATATCAATTAATGTGTAGGCTTTTATTCTTTGCATAATGCAACTACTGTTTTTAGTCTTTCTAATACACTCTGTATATTGGGGTCTTCTGCAATATCATCCCAATCATGTGCCTCCATATACTCATTCCACAGAAATACTGGACTTTGTATTAATGTTCTTTTTGTCGCACCCATTTCTCTTTCATACACAGTTTTACCACCATCAGGACTTTCATATATTTTGGTCATGTTGATATTTAAGCCATAAAAAAAGCCTAGTTAAAAAACTAGGCTTTTTCAATACTAAATTATATCTTAGTAGTTAGCTAGTGCAGCCGAGGTTACACCTGTTACACTACCAAAATTAGAACCTGCACCGATTGCTGGACCTTCTGTGATGATAGTAACAACATCTGTTACTCCTGCTTCAAATGCACCGACTGCGGTGATTGAATTTGTAGTTTGAATAAACTGACAAACTGAATTTAATTCTGCTTGTGTCATATCCGTTTTGCTGAATGTTGAAATCGCAATATCGCGACCGATTGCCTCAAATGCACCATGATTTCCATGAACTTTAGTTACTGCTGGCATAATAATTCTCCTAAATCTATTTTATGTGGCTTTCGCCGTTACTTTTATTTATCCTTTTTAGCAAAAAAGCTATGCCCTCATTCTTAATTTTTGCGCAATCCTCTCAATTACAATGTATAAATCGGGGTATACCTGTTCGCCTTTTCGCATTAATATCATTAAATACCGCATCAATTGTTCCTTGTCATGTGAATTCATATCAGAATAATCAGCGATCCTTCGCCGAATGCGCCAATGAATGCTTTCCACTCCTTTTAATCTTCGCAACATCATAATCAGCATCTCATTGTAATCCCGCTCATCTACTTTGCCAGATGCCATAATCCTTAAATTCCGTTTAATTCGCAATTCAGGCAATGTTATATCCGATCCTTTTACCAAATCTGAATACTGATCTTGTTTGAATACCAACACTAAAACATTATATAAATCAGGTTGGCTAGTCTTAAACCCACTATAACTCTGTTGGTTAACTAACTGCTGTGCATATCTTGCGGCTTGCTTTTTGTCCTCGTGATACACTACCTTTAGTGCTAATAAGAAATTCAATGCCTTTATAGCGATATCATCAACACTCATGCCTCTGACCAAAGACAATCGCTTAAATGTCCTTGATTCTTCCAAATTATCAATGAATGCATATTTAGATTCTTGCTGTATTGCTTTATTAACCATCTTACTAACTTTCTGCTTATTAACCCTCCCCAATGTTATAGGACTTATTCTATATAATGTCATATAGGTGGATTTAGCGGTTCTGTTGTTATCTAAATTGCTTATATGGCTAGGTTCTTCTACTTCAACATCCAAGGTGAAGTCCATATCTTTATCCCAATACCAAACATCATTGAATTTAACCCATCTATTCTTATGCTGATGTGTTACTATTCTCACTGGATGGGTTGATCCAGTTGTCATTGGTCCAGATATCCCACCATAGTCAATGACATCTTCGTCTGGTGGTATTGATTCGGTTACTTGACTAATAGTATATGTTGCTATAATTTTAGTCATTTTAGTTCTAGCTAGTTGGTTATTCAATATATTTCCCAAGTCAACGAAATCTTGGATTTGTTTTCTAATATTGGGATCGGCTTCTTGTATATTCAACATTGATGCCAATTCCATTGCTAAGATAGAATCTGATAGCACATCACCGTATTGTGATTTTAATTCGTTGTATTTACCCTTCCACGAATCAACATATGAATTGGATATTTTTCTAATAGAAGGAAGTGATGACACAAAAGCCAATATGGATGCATCGGTTGTCGCTGGACTTAATATCTTTTGCTTAATTCGATCAATATCATTTGAAATTTTATCATTAAACACACTAATTCTCATTAACTCGCTGAAGACTTCTCTGAAACTTACGCACATCCTTGGTTCTAATAGAATTAAGCATTTTTCTGATTAGATCCCCAGCTTGGTCTTCGGGGTAAGCATCTTCCATTAATTCTATAATTCGGATAGCACTTTCAATGATGTTATCTGCCCTAGTTCTAATAATATGTTTTTTATCATGTTCTATATCAATTGACATGATCTCTTCTAGTATACCTTTAGTGCGTGACTCCATTATGATATTTAGTTCTTTATCTTAGCAAGTAAGCCTTTAACTTTAGAGGAATCTATACTGCCTGATACCCTACCTGTGCTACTAGTCTGAACAGTTCCGTCCGAGTTTACACTAGTAGTTGTCTTTAAATTCTGCATAATTTCGTTAGATGTTGGGGAATTGGCAGTATATGTATCACCGGCATCAGTAATCCGAAGGGAATTTATATCAAAATCAAGTTCAATTTTCTGTCCTACACCAGCACTAGATCGGGTTTTCATCAATTGCAGTTGGTATTTCCCACGTTCTCGCATCATATTGTTTGTCAAAATCCCAAATACATTATCAGCAGTATTGATTT